ATTCACGCAGTTGCTACACTGGCATATTCATAATATGATAAATAGAAACAGGAGAAAATAAATGTGGGCATTAATAGTAGATGGTAGTATCAATAGGACTTTTAAAGTACCTACTGCTTTCAAGCACCCAACGACAGGAAATCAATATCCAAGAAATTGGATAACACTTGCAACGGATTCTGAAAAATCTGCAATAGGTCTAATAGAAGTATCATACAGTGGTTCATATGGTGAATCTGAGTATTACATAAACGCAGACAGTAGTCCAGTGTATGACGCATCTGCTGGAACAGTAGTTATTACAAAAAGTAAAACTGCAAGAGATTTGACAACATTAAAAGCAAGTAAAACATCTGAAATAAAAAGAAGTGCAAATGCTTCAATGAGTACAACAGATTGGTATGTCACAAGAAAATCAGAAGTATCAACTGCAATTCCAGATAAAGTAACTGCATATAGAACTGCTTGTAGGCTTGTATGTAACTCTGTAAAAACTGCAATCACAAACGCATCTGATTTAGCTGAATTGATTGCTATATACACAAATGCAGATGGTATATCTGACCCAATATCAGTTGATGGTAGTTCTACAAGTGTTGTTAATACTACAAGTAATACAATTACAAAAAGTAGTCATGGTTTAAATAATGATGAACTACTTACATATTCATCTGGTGTAGATAGTGATGGTGTTGCAAATGACCCTATTACTGGTTTAATAGATGGAGAAAACTATTATGTATTTGGTAAAACTGTAAACACATTTAAGTTATCTCATACTAATAGTCACATGGGTGATGCAGCTGCAATATCTTTTACAGATGTAGGTGAGGGAACTGCTCATACGTTTACATCACAAGGTATTCCTCCTGTAGGAAATAGTATGCCTGGCTCAAGTAATCTTGCTTATGGAATTGAATAGTAGACAATCTCTAACCGATAAATACCTTCAAGGAGATTGTTATGACTGTACAGTCACAGGACATTGCAAGTTTATTTAAAGAACTAGAAGATGCCTCCAAACTTGCAAAGTTAGAAGAAAAGGATAATAAGGAAAAAACTGAAACTCAAGTGAAAGAACTTGATAGTTTCCTTACATCTGTACAGAAAGTTGTAAAAGTAATAGAGAAGAAAGATGATGATACCCCCATTGAACCTAAGAAGGTTACCCCTAAGATTGAAAAGAAAAGTAAACCCAACGGAAAAATCCAAGAACAATCCAAACCTGTTAAAAAGAAATCCTTATCGCAAGATGACACAAAAAAATTAGATGCGTTCTCTGGACTTATCAAATCCTTTGGTGTAGAAATCAAACCAGAAATAGTTGAAGAAGATTTACAACTAGAAGTCGAAGATATCAAACCTGTTATCGTAGAAGAGCCTAAAGTTGATGAGAGTAAAAAGATAGAAGCTCTTGAAACTTTATTCTCTGGATTATCTGCACTCAAACCAGAACCGAAGATAGAAGAGTCTTTACTTAAGGTTGATAAGAAACCAGAACCAGTTAAAATACCAGAACCTCTAGTCACAGAAGTCAAGACACCAGAACCAGTCAAACCAGTTGTTATATCTAAAGAACCAGTAGATATATCAGAGGCAATGAAACTTGTCAAAGACAAGACACTACCTACAAAGAAAGAAACAATAGAAGCAACACAACAACTTATTACAAATGTTGTTGATAATCTTGATGACATGAAAGGTAAGACAGAGGTTAAAGAACAGATAGATGAAATAGACGCATTACGAAAAGAGTTTCACGCATTACAGTTACAAGTTCGTAGGTCAGAAATACAAGTTGGTGGATTATCTGGAAGTGGTGGTGGACTAGACCCTAACAAAATCGCAAACCACATGATACCAGCTGCAGACGATACCTTTGATTTAGGTTCTGCAACAAGACAATGGAGAAACTTATATCTCTCTGGTAGTACATTAATCGTAGATGGTTCGTCTATTGACTCTGGAGAACTTACAGTTCTAGATGGAGTAACTGCTGGTACGGTAACTGCAAGTAAAGCACTTATCGCAGATAGTAATAAAGACATATCTGGTTTTAGAAATGTTACCATTGCTGGTAACCTTACAGTTCAAGGTGACACCACAACATTGAGTTCAACTGTTGAAACAGAAACTCCTTCACAAATTTATGAGGCTTCTACTATCACAGTTTTGGTCACCGTTGCGACAAAAGACACTTCACACCCATACTATGGAACAGGAAGTTCTAATGGATATAAAATTAATGGAACATTCTCACCATTTCTAAAATTCATTCCATTGAACACTTACAAGTTTGACCAATCAGATTCAAGTAATTATGGACACCCATTAAGATTTTATTATGATGCAGCTAAAACAACTGAATACACAAGTGGTGTAACAACAAGTGGTACGCCAGGCTCATCTGGTGCATACACACAAATCGTACCAACTGAAAGTACACCAGACGTTTTATATTATCAATGTTCTTCTCACGCACATATGGGTTTCGGTGTTTTCTTTACTACAAGAAATCTTACAGGATTTACAACTGATAATCTAACAGAAGGTTCAACAAACAAATACGCATCTGACGAAACAGTTCAAGACATTGTTGGTGGAATGGTTACAGGAAATACTGAGTCAGGTATCACCGTTACTTATCAAGATGCAGATGGAACACTTGATTTTACAGTTGGAACATTAAACCAAGATACAACTGGAAGTGCAGCTACATTAACAACTGCAAGAAATATTGGTGGTGTATCATTTGATGGTTCTGCTAGTATTAATTTGCCAGGCGTAAACACATCTGGTAACCAAGACACCTCTGGAAATGCAGCTACTGCTACTGCACTTGAAACTGCAAGAAATATACATGGTGTTTCTTTTGACGGTTCTGCAAACATAGATTTATCTGAAGTTATACAAGATACCGTTGGTGCAATGTTTACAAGTAATACTGAAACTGGTATTTCAGTTGAGTATCAAGATGATGATGGAACACTAGACTTAGTTGTAGGAACATTAAACCAAGACACAACTGGTAACGCTGCAACTGCCGACCTTGCAACTGCGGCCAACACAGTCAAGACAGTTACAGATGGAACAGATGCAAACTTCTTTCTCACATTTGTAGATGCAAACAATGGTAGTGCAACAGCAGAGGCACTAAAGACAGATGCTGGTATTCAGTATAATCCCAGTACAGACACTCTTTCTGTTACTAATATTACTGCAACTGTTAGTGGTGTATCTTCTTTAGTTAATGTTGCAGACGAGTCTTCAGACACAACTTGTTTCCCACTATTCACTACAGGGCCAAGTGGTAATTTAGCTGCAAAAAGTGGAACAAATCTTTCATTCAATTCATCTACTGGTGCATTGAAAGCAACCTCATTTGTAGACGGAAACGATAACGCACTTACAACTGCGACTGCAGCTGCAGATGAAGCAACTGCAATCGGTATCGCACTTGGTTAGTTTATTATAAATAGTAATAAAAGGAAGTAATATGGCAATACCCAGTACAAGAGATGGTTTCAAGAACTATTGTTTAAGAGCATTAGGTTTTGGTGTTATTGACATTAACGTGTCAGATGACCAAGTAGAGGACAGAATAGACGAAGGATTACAATACTTTGCACAGTATCACTATGATGGCGTAGAGAAGATGTATCTTAAATATAAAATCACACAAGATGATGTTGACAGAGCTAGGTCAAACGAAACAACAACTTCAACAGATTCAAAAGATGGAAATGTAACTGGTTCATTCTTAGAAGGAAAGAACTATATACCTATGCCTTCTGCTGTAGTATCAGTAGTACAGGTTTTCCCATTTGATGACGCAGTAACAAATAATATGTTTGACATACGATATCAATTACGATTAAATGATTTGTATGACTTCTCATCTACATCAATGATACAATACGACATGACTATGAAACACTTAGACCACCTTCAACATATGCTTGTAGGTGAAACACCAGTGCGTTTTAATCAACACCAAAATCGTTTGTATATAGATATGGACTGGGAGAATAAAGTTGATGTTGATAATTTTTTAATCATAGATTGTTATAGAAAAATTGACCCAAGTTCTTTCACAGATATATTTGATGACATTTATCTTAAGAGATATGTAACATCTTTAATTAAAAGACAGTGGGGTGCAAACCTTTCTAAGTTTAGTGGAGTTGCAATGCTGGGTGGTGTTACTATGAATGGTGAACAAATATATACACAAGCAATAGAAGAGATACAAAGATTAGAGGAACAGATACAATTAAGTTTTGAAACACCTATAGATTACATGATAGGGTAGATACATGGCTGTTAATAGTTTCTTTCACACAAACAATCTTCAATCACTTAAGTCAGAGAGAAATCTCTACAGTAACTTAATCAAAGAAGCAATCCAAATACATGGACATGATGTTTATTACATGGACAGACAGTCTGTTGCAGCTGATACAATCTTTGGTGAAGACGCACTGAATAAGTTTAACA